GCTTCTCATTGCCCTGCGAGTCCAGTAGCCTCTTCATGAGGTGCCCTTCATCTTTCAGAACATACCAAAATCCTGACTCTTGTATGAGATAATAGCCCTCTGACATTGCAGGAATGATCATCTTTTTGACCTCCTGGCAAGCGCCTCTTTTGCTTTGCGTCTATTCTCCTCTTTCATCATTTTTGAAGTCTCATCAGAGAGAGAAAGAACGCTCACAATCGTCGGAAAAAATGGCTTGAGCGCAGTCTTGAAACGCTGCCGCTTTTCTTCGCGCGCCTCGGCTTGCTTTTTATTCATCGTTTAGCCCTCAACAATTCTCGATATTGGTCACGGGTGACGGAAACCGCAGGCAAGCTTTTGATGTACTTCAGAAGCGTTTTGCCGATATCACTCTCCTCTTCGCCTTCATCCAGGCTGCTCCCTGGCTTACGCTCATAATACTGAGTGCACCTGCATCGAATTATCTCATCAGCAGAAGCTCCAAGTGAGATGTCGCCTGGATACATCAACTGTGATCCGCCTACTTTAAAAGGCTCATCCACGCCTACTGTTTGCCCATCTGCCTCTCTATGATCAGGTCTGGTATGACTGTCATCAGTCGCAAGCCAGACCTTGTTTAATGACAAGTCAGAGGCTTTGGCAGCCTCGTGTGAGCCATAGTTGTTTGCAGCAGCTACCTCGCTTGCGGCTATTGTTTGTGACCTGTTTGGAATGATCTGTAAGAGGTATAGATCATCAATCCTCTTTGATAATTGCGCAATGGACTCACCTGCTTGCACACCTGCTTCCAATGTCGATTGCAATTGAGCAAGCGTCGTATCAGTAATCTGCTGTACCTTCGTACCCGCCAGAGAGAGTAAATAGACCAGTACGTCAGGCGCATGCAGATTAAGATCAAATCCAGAGGAAGTATCTTTCGTTTCAAAAGGTTTCTGATCATATTTCAAGTCCTTCAGCACACTCTCACCTGAGTCGGTACCTACATCCTGGTAGAGACTCACAATCAGATGTTTGAGCGAGCCTTGCTGCTCTAAGACTGTTAAAGCATGTTTCACGCTATCTACAGCATCCTCTACAGAACCACGATTGACAGCCGCTGAGATGGTCTTCTGCTCATCTTTGAAATAGTCCTGTAGACGGCCCTGAATCACTTTTTCCCACTTCGCACGCTGAGACTCGACTGTTTTGAAATACGCGGCTTTTTCGGCTGCTGTCTGTAAATCCAGGACCTTCGTTGCCAGATGCCCACGATGAGCAGAAAGGGCAGAAGGTTTGCCAGGAATGTTATCGCTGCTATCAGCAGCATCTGTTGTAGTATCATCAGTTGGCACCTCGGTTATTGTGGTCTGCGGTGGTGGCAAGAGCAGAGGAGGTGGGGGAGCTGGCGGATTGATCTTTTCACCTGTCAGGGCTGCAATGTACTCATCCAGGTCTTCGACGTGCACAGGAATACTATTGATAATCACAAAATCCTTGACCGGCAAAAGAGGCTTACCCTGGATTTCACGCGCTTCAAGGAACGTTGTCGTACTCGCGGTAAATTCTGCTGTAGCACGGTCTGAGTCTTGCGCCTTGGCCGCTTTAATCTGATCTGCTATCGTTTCTACATCATCACGATCATAGGCCAGGTACCCGCCATAGCGTGGGGTGAGCCACATGTTCAAGCTATCTTCGAACATGTCCATGATGGGAAACACGATGTCAGTGTAGAGGAAGCGTTTGGCAGCATCCTGATTGTCAAATGTGGCATCTGCCAGGCCAAGCAGGAATGTCGGAAAATTGAAGAAGATACCGGCGATGTCCCGGTCGCCTTTGGTGTCGCTCTCAAGCCAATCAAGTTCATAGGGGCTCATACTCATGGACTGCCATTTGACACCGCCATGCAGAATAGCCGTTTCACCCGCGTTGCGCGGGCCCGCGAACTTCTTTCTAATCTCTTCTTTCAGGCCCTTGTAACTGATATCATCCAGAAGTGCATCAGTGACCCATGCACCCCCAGGTCTAGCCATGTTATTCAAGAGGCCCAGGTTCCATTTCTGACCGGCTTTCTGCACATCAATCAGCATGGCAGCAACTTCGATAGGCGACATGCCGTAGATATCATCGTTACCAGCAAAGAGTTTATTGTGCATCACAAATGGGTCTGCATAGCGGCGAGGTGGGGTGAAATTCCCGAATTCATAGTACAGGGGCCCATTCTCATCTGACTTGATTTTGATCAGATCAGGCCTCAAGTTGTACAGCTCGTCAAATTTAGCAGTAGGGTTTTGTTGTGAATTGATACCGAGCAGGTAATTGTTGCCGGTCATGCAGTAATAGGCAATCATCGCCTCTCTGAATGAGGTACCGGCAACGCGAGGCGAGGGCCTTTTCCAGAGGGTAAGCAAGTCAGAATTGGTGATTTCACGCTTCCTGGATTCATCAGTGTAGTGTTTCCACTTAATGCCTGCTCCAGCTCTGGCAATATGCCCAACAACGCGAAAGACAGTTTTACTCGAGCGATAGCCTTCCTGAATATAGGCGCGCATGTTGCGCGGCATGGTAGCAGGTGTGCCAACACCCTGGCTTGCCACAACAACAGCCACGTTGGGATCTGCTTTTCCTTGCAAGGAAATAGGGGAGGAGCGACGATAGCGTTTTCTGCTCATATTTGCCCTGCTTCCTCTATTGGCACATCCCAGTCACTATCCCAACCATCGTAATAATCCTGATCTTCGTCGTACCATTCGTCTTGTTGGCAATCATGACAAAGAACAGACTCATACGGACTTAGAGCAGTCCCACAATTACCGCAAAATTCAGAGTCCATCATCCATATAACATCAGTGCTCATTCCCAGCCTCCCTCGTGCAAGTCTGCCCACTCAAATGGATTGATCTGAGGCCCTTTTTTGAATAGCTCTTGCTCCTGGAGCTTTTTCTCTTCTTCCGCTAACAGCTTCTGCTCTGCTGTAATCGCTTCGGCGACCAGGATTTGTTCTATGGAAAGTGTGGTGTCGATTTCTGATGTGTCGGCCGAGAGGTCAAGCAAGCCAGGCCTGACGACAGTTGAAACGACAAGAGACATCATCGCGTGGCAATCAGCTATATCATCATGTGGAGCTTTCGGAAAGGTAAACAGTTCTTTTTCAATTTCTGCAATATTAATCAAATCTTTTAAGTGGTAAGCTTTACCATTGCTGTAGAAGATACTGCCTGTCGTCGAACGGACTACCTTATCAGCCTGTGGCACAAATGGCTTGATAGGCAGGCCACGGCGTACACAGTCCTGGATCATTGCAAGCTGATAGCCAGCTTTTTCGATAGCGATCACTGAGTGCATAAAGCGCTGAAAGGCCAGAGAGATAGTTGATTGCTGCTCTGGAAACTCAAGATGATCATGAATGCAGTCAAGCAGCAGGCCATCCTTAAATGGAGTGATTGCCCAGGTCTCAAAGACAAAATAGTCCGCTTTGTCTTTTGTGCTGGTCGCCAGGTCGATGACTCCCAGGTTCCAACAATCGGCAATAGGAACAGTGACACGGCCCCGAGGTGTTTCCAGCAGATAGGATTGTGTGAGCTGATCGATAGTAAAAAAGCGCCGGTCTTTTTCTTTGTAGATGGTACCACCGGCTGGTACCGGTCGCTGTTGATAGATCGCTGCAAATCCAAGCGGGCCATGAATACGTTTTTTCTGCTCTATGACCGGCCTGGGAAACTTTTCTTCCCAGAGCAGTTCGCCTTCTTCTGTGCGCGGATCCTGCCATGTTTTGCCAGATTGAGGGAAATAGGTTCGGCTTGGGTTTGCTGTTTCATATTCTGCTGGCAGATTGAGATGCGTCCATTCGCCGCCAGCAGCACCTTCTATGATCAAGCCAGATACATCTTGAGCATGAACGCGCTGGCCTACGACAATCATAGCGCCAGAGGCCTCATCGTTTAATCGTGACATCCAGGTGTTCAGAAACCAGTCTAGAACAGCCTCACGTTTGATATCAGACCGTTTTTGTTCGATTGGATGAGGATCATCTATAACTAAGATGTCTCCGCCTTCGCCAGTGGTACCAGCTGCACCTACTGAGACCGCTTGACGATAGCCTGAGAAGTTGTTCTCGAATTTCATCTTGGCATCCTGGTCTTTGGTGAGCTCAAAAAGATGGCCGTAGCGATCTTGCCACCACTTCGATTTGATAATGCGCCTGCACTTGAGATTGTCTCTGGTAGCAAGGTTAAGCGCATAGGAAGCGCATAGCCAACGTAAGGAAGGGTTCTGTAACCATGACCAGGGGTGAATAAGGGTAGAGATGTAAGAGGACTTTCCATGCCTGGGAGGCATATTCACCAGGAGACGCTTGATTTGGCCTTCAATCACAGCTTGCAGATGCTCTGCAATAGCGTCAAGATGCCAACCTGACACGTACACCTTGCCAGGTTCTATGATATGCCAGGCTAACTTCGCAAACAGCGCGAAATCACGCCTGGCCCTCTCTGCTTCTATCGCAATGCGGCTAAACGTTGCCGTGCCCATGAATGCTCGTTTCGGTCCGAGCCGCTTAAAACAGCAAGCAGCTCCTGGTGAGGAGTATAGCATTTTATTGGGAAGTATTCAATGAGTAAGTACTCAGTTACTGAGTACTTGACAAACAACAAAAGTGGTGATGATTCGCCACTAGCAAAAAAAAAGAAAGGCAGAGGTTTTATGCTCTACCTGTGGATACCTTGCAAGGAGTTAGCGGGCCTGCTCTTTATCTCTGGCTTCACGTAGAGCAATAACAGTATCAACAATTGCCCTAAACTGATACGGGTTACGCTTCCATTCTCGATTCATATACCACCAGGTCAGGCGTATTCCTACAAATATGCCAATAGCAAATGATGGAAGAAATAAAACAACAACTACAATCAGCTTTTCCACAATTTTACTCCTTTATCGGGCCTGCCTGTGTTTCTTGAGCATATTCCGAAAGCGCTTCTGGGAGGCTATCTGCTCTACGACATACCAGAATGCTTCCCAGGCTGCGTAAAAACGACGTTTCAGACGTTTCACATTTCTTCCTCGCTCACATCCTTATCCTGTGCTTTTGCAATCCACTTCCCGGCGAAAATCTTTCCGCTAACAGATACCCGAGCCTCTCCATTTACCACATCAATATCGAGAAGCATAAGGTCTCCCCTTGGAAGCATTTCATCAAAGATGATCACCCCTGAGAAGTTCGTCAGTCGCTCCCATCGATCTGGGGGAATGACCCGCGATGGCTCAGGCATTCCCGACACAGCAATACACGCCGCAACACCAAAGAGCACAACGAGTACAATAGGGATGATGAAAAGCCATGCCATTATTTCACCTTCTATCCTCAACAACAATGAGCATTGAAAAACCGTCGGCTTCTTCCCATTCCTGCCAACATTCAGAACAGAACCACAACGCTCCCTCTGGCGAAAATTCATCATAGGCAAGCACTACACCAGGCTTACCACAGTACCAGAGA